CTTTTCAGATAGAATATTGCGCCATGAGTTCAAGGTACCTCGATGGTGGATCAATGTACCAGAGAGGGAGAAGATAATTCATACACATAGATGTAACCTAGTACGCAAAGACTTCAACTTTTATAGTCCACGTTTCCCTTCGGTTCATCCCTCTCAAATCTATACCACCGATTACTACTGGCCCACATCATGACATACTTTCCTTGTGAAGACGAGCATAGTTTTGAAGCAGTTGAAGAGTACGGAAGACTGTCGCACTACGTTTGTAGGAGTTGCCGTATCACAATAAGTGATGAGGGCTATGATAAGCTAATGAGAGGAGAAGTAGATGATGAAGATGATGAAGAGTACGAAGAGTACGAAGACGAAGATGACATCGTAGATGACGATGATATGTGCTAACCCTAATCACATACTACAATGAGTTGCCTAAGAGAAATACGCCTTATCATCGCGCAGAATCTAGATCTTCCTAATCCAACTCGTGCCGCAGTTATTGAAGTACTCACGGCGTTGGATGTATCTCTAGATACTGAAGGCTACGAGCCGCCGTCTGAAGTAGTAGAAGCAATTGATAAAATATATAAGTCTATCCTTGAATCTACAGATATATATGCAGACGAGGATACGACAGAGGAAGAGGAAGAAGAAGAGGAGAATGAATACATCGAGCTAGATGATATTATATATGATGAAGATGACGATGGCGATGAAGATGAAGATGACGCGGATCTATAATGATAGACAACAGCAAACTCCCCAATTTGTCGGATGATATTGTACACGAAGTAAGAAAGTTTGTTCCAGATGCAGAACTTTATGAAATGGGAGCATTGCTGATTTCTATTGGTTGTTTCCTTACAGCCTCAGCAATTCCAGATCTATGGCCTAGGTTAAAAGGAACAGCGGCACTTGCACACGAACTGTTACTGAACACACAGACACAGGAAAAACTAAATGTCAAAGCTGAGTAGTGGAACGATCTCCTCACTGCAACCAATTGTTGATGCTATTGATGCAGAGCTTGAGAAGGATCAGATGGATCGTCAGATTATCACAATCGAAACGAACAGTCCCAAGACACTGAAGAATAATCTTGCAGCATACAAGACTATGTTCCGCAGGGATTGGAACTCTCGCTTCTGGATGAAGAAGAAGGAGAAGGGAGTAGAGATTTCTTTTCACCCTACTGCGAAGCTTAACTTTACGATGCACGTTGGCAGTGCAACACCAGAAGATAGAGTAATCTTCAACATCGTAAAGCCGGATGCTATGCATCCTGGGGATGGACCAGTGCTTGAAATGAATGATGCTCAGGTAACTCAGCATATGCTGATGGAGAATCCTGCACAAGCACAGTTCCTTATCTCTGCCTTAAGTGAAGCAACTCAGGAGTATCTCAAAGAGCAGAAGAACTCTGAGTCAACTGCACTCATTAACTTCTTCCATCGTCGTGGTTACAAGTATCAAATCATTCTTGGAACTAAGCTGCGCGTATTCACCTGAACTTACATAGTACAATGCCAAAAGTTTATGTAACAAACTACAACGGAAACTATGACTACTCTAAAGCAGAAGCCTTTGGAGAACTCATTAACATGACACAAGGTTTCATTCCTTCTCATCGTTACGATGTTGCCATCAAGACATTTGAGAACTATGCTAAGACTGCAAGTGATGAAGATTATCTTCTTCTCTCTGGTTCTAACCTTGTGTGTGGACTCGCTGTCGCAGCGTGGCTGAAGCATCGCAAGAGTTGTAACTTGTTGCAGCATGGTAAGTCATGGGATGAAGCGAAAAACTCTATTCCAACTTACCTATCCTATCATGTCACGCTCGATAACTAACGTAAAGTTACCTGAGAATGATGTACGATGGTTCTATGAAACCTTTCCAGAAGGTAAGCTTTCGATAGTCCTATCTACATTGTTGCAACTCTTTCGAGAAGAAGCAGAAAGAGAAGATGGTTCTCTCCGAGATGTACTCACACGAATCCATGTACAACTACAAACATGAATAACTATCCCCGCAAGTTCCTGCCTACGCTACAACGTTTCGAACCTGAAACGATGGATCATACAGCTACGAAGGAATTCAAGAAGTGTCCACGATCTTACTTCTATCGTATGATTCTTGGACGTACATCACCAGAAGGGAAGTGGGCATCTGTCTTTGCGTGGGGTTCGTCAATTCATAAGTACCTTGAAGTTCTGTATGAAGATGGAGATGCAGGTGCCGCAGCTCTAGCTGCTCTGCCTGTCTACAAGAGTCCAACAAATCCTACATTCGAATGGCAGTCGAAGGAACGACTACTCTCTACATTTGCAAAGCTGTACAAGATGTACCTTGAAGAGAAGTCGAACAACGTCATCCGAGTAGAAGCAATCGAACAGCCATTCAATATCTGTTTCCCTGACGGAATTCCCGTCGGAGGAAGATTCGATCAGGTAATGAAATGGAATGGTCGTATGTGGATTCGAGACTGGAAGACTACATCTAAGCAGATAAATTATTTCAAGCAGGGTCTTGAACCTAATGATCAAGCCATCCGTTATATCTATGCACTGTCTTGTCTACAGTTCGGACAGGATGAACATGGATACCCTAACAAAGTAATTGATGGCGTACTCTTTGTAGCTATTTACAATGCAAAGACAGTTGGTCCTGAGATTCAGCCTGTTCCTTCTTCTCGCAGCCTTACACAAGTAAAGAAGTGGGTAGATGAACAAGTCTTTCTGCACAAGCAGATGCAACTATGCAGAGAGAATGATACATGGCCCATGCATGAAGTGAACTGTACCTTCTGTGACTTCCGACAAGTCTGCACTCAACCATCTGAACCTGCTATGGAAAATATGTTGAAGACACACTATGTACTTCAGCCTTGGAAGCATGAAGAAGTAGACCAGAAAGCTGTGCCTGAAGCATGAAGAAATACTATGAGCTTGTACTGTCTCAAGAAGAACTTGCAGAACTTAGTTGCGGCTACGCTGTAGCCTATACTATCTCAAGGGAAGAAGATGAGCTTGCTGACTTTGCGATACTGAACTTTGATTCAGGCAATAGGGAAGTACAAAACAACCTAGCAGAAAAGATCCAACTCATCCTCAATCTATGTAAAAATGACGCTGAAAAAACTATCTGAAGATAAGCACATAGAAGGTACGCAGATGATGTTGTATGGTGCTGCTGGTACAGGCAAAAGTTTCTGGAGTGCTGGTGCTGGTAGTGAGTGGATCGTTGTGACAGATCGCAATGGTATCATCACGCTCAAGTCGAAACTGTTCAAGGATAAAGTAGGAACAGATCCTTTCATCGTGGAACTTATTCCAGATGATTCTCCTACGATGCCGAAGATGTTCGACTCACTACGCAATCAGATTGATGGCTTCCTTGCTCCGTCTACAAAGGATGATTGGCAAGGTATCATCATCGACGATATCAACTCAACTCGTATTGCAGCAAGAAACAAAGCAATTGAGTTGAACGGAATCTCTGGTAAGTCGAAGACTTCAGGCAATGCACAAAGCGGTAAGTTCAAGGATATAGTAATCCCAACACTTGCTGACTTTGGCACAGAAATGGGATTGGTCGAATCCTTTCTTCGTCAGATGACTGATGGCTTGAGGTCAGAAGGAAAGAACTGTATCGTATGTGCTCATGAAAGACTCTATCGAAAGGAGGGAACAAACAATATCATTGCAGTGAAACCACTCTTCACAGGCACAGATACCCCAGACTCAATGCCAGGAATCTTTGACATGGTATGGTATCTCCGTACTGTTGGCACAGGTTCAAACGTGAAGCGTGAATTTGTAACGGATTCAGAAGGTGGCATCATGGCGAAGACTCGCTGGGCTGGACTCTTCAAGAATCCTGAACGTGATATAACTTCGAAGGAAGTATTTGATCGTATTGCTAAGTGGCAAACTGTTGGCTCACTCTAATCTATTCTACCATGTCTATCTTTAAGCCAAACCTCGACAAGTTTTCATCTAAGATCTTCGTTGCTCCTGCTAATGAGTACGAAGTAGAAGTTGCTTCTGTTAAGTATCGCGTCGTTGACATTCGGAATGGCGCTCGCGCTGGACAGAAGATGCATATGGTTGATGTTGCTTGCCGCATCATCTCGGATTCTTCTGGTGATAAGGAGTACGAGAACAAGCCTGTAAGTGTCAGCTTTATTCTTGACACTGATCGTGAAGATTCTTTCGACCGTCTTATCAAGTTCGTCATGTGCTGCAAGGGTATCCGTCCGGGAACTGAAGATTCGGATAACGAATTCAAGACGCGCTTCGGACAGCTTGATCTTGGCGTTGACCTTGATTCCGGTGAGCTTGGTTCAGGTTATGCGGAACTCCAAAAGAGCCGCGTGATTGTGAACGTTGGCATCCGTACTCAGGGAGATAAGCAGTATCAGGATTACAAGGGCTGCCGTACCTTCTAATCTAAAGTAGGTAGTGCTCTATCGTATAATGGAAGTACAGCGCACTTTGGATGCGTAGGTTCTGGTTCGATTCCAGATAGAGCTATGCAGTTCCTTAACCCAAACACACTGACTAACATGACAAACCCAATAATTGAAACAAACATCGAACGTATCCTTAAAGACCATATCTTTATTGAGATTGATGGACTATCAAAGAAGATCATAGAACACTTAGAACAGATTGATATACTTCTGGCTCGCAAAGAAAAACTAACTCGTGTTGCACACGCAGCGGAACTTCTACCTTCAGACCAAATTCAAGATGAACATCCCAGCAGCCACTATTTTCGATGAACTTGCGTTTGATGAATTTGATTGTGAACTACAAGAACTAATTCGCAGGCTTGTTCGCAGCGGGTATCTCGGATCTCCCTTACATGTAGAAGATCTATTAGATGACGAATACGACAAAGGATTTGAACGTGGCTTCGACCTTGGGGAGCAATCAGCAAAAGATAAACTTGAGGATGAACTTGAACAGATTCTCTGTAGCAAATGCTTTGATGCAGTCAGCTACGCATCTTGAGCTGAAGCATAGGGACGAAGTACACAAGCACATTGCAGCAGTTTTATACAAAGAAGCACAAGCCTTGGTAGAGCTTGGTCTACAAGAACTCAAACTAAATAATTCCCATGTTGATTCCGTTGAAGGATAACATCCTCGTCGCTGCACTTGATGATCCTGATACTTGGTACGGTTCATCTCTCATCGTTCGTCCTGAGTCTACGAAGGATCGTTCAGATCAAGGGATAGTAAAGGCTATTGGCCCAGCAGTACATGAAGTAAAGGTCGGAGACTATGTACTATTCAATGCTTATAGTGGGATGATCGTTAACGATGCAGATGAGGGAAACAAACTCATCATGCTAACAGAGAAGGCAGTGATCGCACTTGTCACTCCTCCTACGACGAAGGTTCCAAATGTTACTATCCTCACTGAGCAAGGTCCAGTAGATGCAACATCTGAATCGCTGATCTTGCTTCTGCGTGAATCATTCCAACGTGTCCCACGAGTTGCTGAACTTAAGAACAAGTGGGAGGGAAGGCTTGGTGCATGACTTCAGCGGAATCCAAAAAGCGTCACACTCAGTTGCCAAACAAAAAGGATGGTGGGATACTGAGAGAGGAATGCCAGAATGCATCGCCCTCATGCACAGCGAACTCTCAGAAGCCCTCGAAGAAGTACGTAAAGGATCTCCTGCTATCTATACTGTTGGAGACAATAAGAAACCGGAAGGCTGGGCAATAGAATTTGCTGATTGCGTTATCCGTATCATGGATGTATGTGAGTATCATGGTATAGATCTTGAACAAATGATTATACAAAAGATGGAGTATAACGAGACTCGTCCTTATAAACATGGGAAGAAGCTGTAATCCATAACAGGAGTGGCAAATGAAGTTAGTATCTGATAGACACGTGCCTCATGAAGGACCAGAGAATGCAACTATTATGTTTATCGGAGAAGCTCCCGCTGCCACAGAGGATACAGTCCTTCGTCCTATGCAGGGTAAAGCGGGAGAACTCTTTGACGCTGCGCTCTCTGAAGTTGGATTGACTCGTGAAGAAGTTCGTATTGGTAACGTACTAAATTATCAGCCGGCGAAGAATGAATTCAAAAAGTCTCATACCACTTGGCAACTAGAAGAGTCTCGTAAGTATCTAAAGACATGGCTTACTAACAAGCCGCATAAAGTTCTAGTCCCGATGGGCAATCATGCAATGGACTTTTTGTTGGGCTTCGACGGAATCGAGAAACATCGAGGGTCAGTCTACAAGTATAACGGAATGCTGGTATTGCCAACTGTACATCCGTCAACAATACTACGCGATGGAACAAACACCTCGGCTTTCCTGCATGATCTACAGAAGATTGTTAGAATCGCAAATGAAGGATACACAGAAACCAAGTTCAACTTCATCCTAGATCCAGATGTATTCCAACTGGAAGGGTTGATTCCAAAAATCCTTGAAGCTCCTCGTCTGTACGTAGACATTGAAACTAAGAAGTTCACATCGTACATTCGATGCATTGGTTTTGCTTGGAGTCCCACGGATGCAGTGTGCATCTTCAATGACGGTAACTACGAGAACAATCAAGTAGGACCAAACTTCCGTAGAGTATTGTCTCGACTTCTTGAGTCAGATATTCCGAAGACATTCCACAACGGTATGTTCGATACGATCATGCTGCACGAGAATGGATTCGAAGTGAAGAACTGGGACTACGATACGATGATTGCCCAACACGTTCTACAGCCTGAGCTTCCCATTGGTTTGGATTACTGCGCGTCAATGTACACAGACATCAACTACTACAAAGATGATGGCAAGGAATCTGGTGATCGTCTAGATAGAATCAAGCTTGCTGTCTACAACTGCAAAGATGTAGTAGCAACTGCACAGATTCAAGAAGCCCAGCAGCCAGAATTCGATGATGTCTCACTGAAATATTATCAGTACAAGATGAAGCAGGTTGCACTTGCAAAGCATTTCTCCTTAGCTGGAATGCTGGTAGACAAGGATCGTCAGGATGAACTACACACTACGATCACTTCGAAGCGAGACAAAGATTACACTGTCTTCTTTGGTATCCAGCAGCTTCTTGGTGCAGAGACATTCACCGTGTCGCAGCATTCGAAGATCAACTCATTCCTCTACGATACGCTCCAGCTTCCCTTAAAGACGAAGCAGGATGGTAACGTAACAGCGGACGAAGATGCTATCGTATCCCTTCTTGCTACCGTAGAGAAGAGGCTGCAAGATCTTAAGACAGAAGCAGCTAGGCAACCGTGGCAGATCAAGCTTGCTTCACTGAAGTTAATCCTAAGAATCCGCGGATACGATAAGCTTCTCTCTTCTTATGTAAAGATTAACATATCTCATGATGGTCGTGCCCGAAGCTGGTATAAGTTCTGGGGTACAGAAACAGGGAGGTGGAGTGCTAGTTCTTGGTACGATAAGACTGGCTTGAATGGGCAGACTATCCCAAGAGAATCTGTGTAATGCTTTGCACGAAGCGTCTTGTTGGAAGGAGAGGAGAATGCAGAACTCCTATGGAAGATACAATAAGTTCTATCGGCAAGATAACATGGTCGTGCAAACGCTGTGCATATGTAGAGAAGGGTCTTTGCTGGAAATGTGCAAAGCCTAAAGAGAAGAAGAAGTTGTATTGTGCTTCTTGCGCTGAGGATAACATCAAGGCTTCCATCAAGAAACACAATTCTTCTGCTGCGTGCAAAGAAAGAAGTTCTTCTTACTTCAAGAATAAATGGACTAAAGATCCTGAGTTCAGGGAGAGGAAGAAAAAGTGGAAGAAGGAATGGTTGGAAAAGAATCCACAGAAGAAAGAAGAGTATAAGTTATCACGCATCTACAAGGAGCTTGGTTTATGAAAGATAGACCTGACTTCGTTAACCATCCTCCACATTATAATGCAGGGGGAGCAGTTGAGTGCATCGCTGCAATCGAAGCCAGCATGACAAGTAGTGCGTTTCGTGGATACTTAAAAGGTAATATCATAAAATATCTATGGCGTTACGAGATGAAGAATGGAGTTGAAGATCTAAACAAAGCCCACTGGTATATAAACAAACTCCTCACAACCTTCGAGAAGCATGAGTGAAGTTACAAAGAAGCTTCCTCTGCGCTCCATGTACACAGCACCTAAAGGCAAGACTCTCTGTGGGTTTGACTTGTCTGCTGCTGAAGCATGGATTGTAGCTTATCTTGCTCACGATACCAACATGAAACGTGAGCTAGGAGAAGG